CAAGAGGCAACGTTCGCGGTTATACTTACAACGACGAAATGCGTGGACAAGCTATTTTACAATTAACACAAATAGGTTTACAGTTTGATGAAAGCAAATCCGATAATCCGTTCGCATATTTTACTGCTGCTGTAACCAATAGCTTTGTACGTATTATCAATATAGAAAAACGCAATCAAGTTATTAGAGATGATTTATTAGAAATGAACGGAATGAATCCTAGTTATAGTAGAACTGGGCAAGGAGAATATTCTGCCGCACTTAAACGAAACGAAGGTTACGACGAATGATCAAATATATCACAGTAAAACTACCCGAAGGACATTTTCTAAAGTTAGTGTTTACTAGAATGACCGAACAAGACAACTGGATTTGCCAGATGGAAGATTCTTTAATGTCAGATGTACAAAAAATTATAGGAAAGGACGTTTATGGGCCTTTTTAAAAAAGTTGCTTGTTTAACAGACATACACTTTGGATTAAAATCTAACAGTCAAACACACAATCAGGACTGTGAAGACTTTGTGGACTGGTACATAGCTAAAGCAAAGGAGGAAGGATGTGATACTGGAATTTTTCTCGGCGATTGGCATCACAATCGTAACAGCCTTAATATCACTACGATGGATTATAGCCTTAGAGCCCTTGAAAAACTGGGTAAAGCTTTTGATCAATTTTATTTTTTCCCTGGCAATCACGATCTTTATTACAAGGATAAACGGGATATTCATAGTGTAGAGTTTGGAAAATATATTCCGGGCGTCACTGTAGTACATCATCCAATTACAATAGATGATGTCACACTTTGTCCTTGGCTGATTGGCGATGAATGGAAAGCCATAGCTAAACAAACTGGTCAGTATATCTTTGGTCATTTTGAATTACCTAGTTTTTACATGAATGCTATGGTACAAATGCCGGATCATGGAGAAATACAACTTAATCACTTTGCGAATTATGAACTAGGATTTAGTGGACACTTTCATAAGCGCCAGCAGCGTGGCAATATGATTTATATTGGTAACTGTTTCCCGCACAATTACTCAGATAACTGGGACAATGATCGCGGTATGATGATTTTAGAGTGGGGTAAGAAACCTGAATATCACACATGGAAGGATCAACCTACTTACAGAACCACAAAATTAAGCGAGCTGATTGATCGTGCGGACAGTATTATACTGCCTAAGGCGCATCTAAGAGTAAGTTTAGATATTGATATTAGCTATGAAGAAGCAAATTTTATCAAAGAAAAATTTATGGGCGATTATCCTATAAGAGAACTTACTCTTATACCTGAAAAGAAAGAAACTGAAATAACCAGCACTATTGAGATTCAAGATTTTGAAAGTGTAGATCAAATAGTAACTAATCAACTGGTTAATATAGACAGTGACACTTACGATAATAAAGTGCTATTATCAATTTACAACAACTTATGATCAGACTAAAAACATTAACAGTGAAAAATTTTATGAGTGTGGGCAACCAGACTCAAGCAGTAAACTTCGAACGTGAACAACTCACACTGGTTCTAGGTGAAAACTTAGATATGGGCGGTGATGACAGCGGCAGTCGCAATGGCACAGGCAAAACTACCATAGTAAATGCTCTAAGTTACAGCTTGTTTGGACAAGCACTTACTAATATTAAAAAAGATAACTTAATAAACAAAATCAACAATAAAAACATGTTGGTTACTCTATCTTTTGAAAAGGATGGGGCAGATTATAGAATAGAACGAGGACGTAAACCTAATATTTTAAAGTTTTACGTCAATGATGTTATACAAGAAGACGCCGAAACAGACGACAGTCAAGGTGATGTTCGTGAAACACAAAAGGATCTTACAGAATTATTAGGTATGAGCCACGACATGTTTAAACATGTAGTTGCCCTAAACACCTATACAGAACCTTTTTTAAGTATGCGGGCCAATGATCAAAGAGAAATCATCGAACAGCTACTAGGTATCACACTGTTAAGTGAAAAGGCAGAAACCTTAAAAGAACAAATTAGACACAGTAAAGATACAATACAGCAGGAAACTGCTAATATCGAAGCTGCTAAAAAAAGCAATGAAAAGATACAACTGAGTATAGACAGTTTAGAAGTTAAAAAGAGTGCTTGGTTCAAACAACAAGAAACAGATTGTTTAAAATTAGCTGAAAAAATTATTGAACTACAGTCTGTTGACATAGAAAAAGAGTTAGAGCAACATGCTAAGTTAAAGAACTATGTTGAACTAAGCGAAAAGATTAAAAATCTAAACAAACAAAAAGCTACACTGGAAACCAGTGTAATGCAAGCAGACAAAACAGTAAACAAATATAAAAAAGAACTAGACAAACTATCAGATAATAAATGTCCGGCATGTGAACAAGGATTACATACAGACAAGCACGAGGAAATGAACGCAACTGCTAAGAAAAATCTTGACGATGCTTATATATTTTTACAAGGCGTAAGCGATAGCTATGCTACAGTTATACAAGAACTAGAAAGCATAGGAGATATTAACGGAAGACCGCAGACATTTTATGATACTGTAGAAGAAGCACTGCGGCATCAGAATAATCTAGCCAGCTTGGAAGAAGCACTGGGCAAAAGACAACAAGAAGTAGACCCGTATACAGAACAGATAGAAGAATTACAAAACACTGCTCTACAAGAAATAAGCTGGGATGTAGTAAATGAGTTGTCACTGTTAAAAGACCACCAAGAATTTTTATTAAAACTTCTAACAAACAAGGACAGTTTTATTAGAAAGAAGATAATAGATCAAAACTTAAACTATTTGAACAGTAGATTAACTTACTATCTTGATAAGATGGGCTTACCACATCAAGTAACATTTTTAAACGACTTAAATGTAGAGATCACACAACTAGGTCAGGATCTAGATTTTGACAATCTAAGTCGCGGTGAACGCAATAGACTGATTTTAGGACTAAGTTGGGCATTTAGAGATGTATGGGAAAGCTTATATCAAAATATCAATCTATTATTTGTAGACGAATTAATAGATAATGGATTAGATGCCAGCGGAGTTGAGAATGCTCTAAGCGTGTTAAAGAAAATGGCACGTGAACGCAACAAGAATATCTATTTGATCAGTCACAAGGATGAATTAATTGGCCGAGTAAACAATGTTCTTAAAGTAATCAAAGAAAATGGCTTTACCAGTTATAGCACAGATTTGGATATTATAGAATAATGGACACGCATGAACAGTTAATGGCACTTTTTAGGCAATATTTTAAAGAAAATCAGACTTGGGAAGCCAAGCAAACACATACAGCAGGCATAAGAGTTAGAAACTTGTTAGCAGACATACGTATTGTAGCACGTAAACGCAGGGCAGAGATTTTGGAAATCAGAAAACAAAAGCCCAGTCAGTCTAGTGAAAAGTACTTTGAATCAAATCGACGCAAGGCAGAATTAAAAAAGGCTAAACAAGTTGATGTCGTGGCACCACCAGAATCAACTGATAACGGAACTTCCTGAAGATTGTATTGGATTTGTATATTGTATAACCAATATTGACACAGGACGCATGTATATAGGCAAAAAACTGGCAAAATTTAGTAAAACCACTTATCGCACAGTCAAATTAAAAAACGGAACAAAGAAAAAGAAACGCATTAAATCAAAAATAGACTCAGACTGGCAAACATACTACGGCTCCAACGACGAACTCAATCGAGATGTAGCACAACTAGGCACAGATAAATTTCACAGAGAGATACTTTACTATTGTAAAAGCAAAGCAGAGTGTAGTTACATCGAGGCAAGAGAACAATTCACAAGGCGAGTGTTAGAATCTGATCAATATTACAATGGTCAGATCAGCGTTCGCGTCCATGGCTCTCACATCAAAGGCAAACAGTTAAACGGTTAAGGCTAGCGCAGGCCAATTTCGTGCGCTCTATACCTGGACCTCGGGTCGCAGGGACGGAAATCTCTTGCCGTTAAGAGTACTCAACCACTACCCTTTTTGGATGATGACAGCTCAAGTCCTGCTGTTTGGTTGTTTAATGGACGTAATAGGCAAAATGAGCAGGCAAAACCTGCACGTACACAAAGATGTTAGCGTGTTTTTGTGTGCCGCCGTCGTATGAAGACGCAGCTCGAGGTACCGGACGACCGCCTCTGTAATGCTGTAACGCTAAGTGACAATGTTCAACTCAGATAATGTCTTACTTTCGCCCGGCAACGGGCGAAGAGTGACTGAACAATCTAGATAATATCTAAGTGCTGCGCACTAATTGTATAAACACTAATACAGATACAAATGCTCGAGCACAAGCGAAGAGCAGTTGAACGTAGTTCAACTCTAATAAATACTAAGTTATGAAAATTTACGAAATTGTCGCTGAAAAATACTATCCTATTGAAGAAGAACGACTGGATGAAGTAGTTCCTCTTATAGCTGGCCTAAGTATAGGTGGTATTTTAACTGGTATCAGTGTGGTAATGGCTGCTATGAGTTTTGCTGATTTGATTAAATTTATTGGCAAGTATAACGAAGATCCTAGTAAAATCAGTGAAGAAGAATGGAATGATCTTTTCATAGATGTCATGCTGCTGGCTATTCCTGGCGTAGCAAAGTTAGGTAGACCGGTAGTGGTAAAACTCATGCGTAAGAACGCATTTACTAGAAAAATGCTGACCAAAGGCGGTAAATGGCTTAATGCTAAGGTCAGTGATTTGTGGACTAAGAAGAAACCTGCTAAGTTTAATCAAGACTACAGACAACGTCTAAAACAGGCTAAGATTGATTATCCTAAATCAGAATTAGCAAAAAATCTAGCTCGGGCAAGATTCAAAGGAGCCGAACGTCTTAAAGAAATAGGCAACGCTTACAATTGGGTGGTTAATATTGGCGGCAGTGCTTACTACATTCAAGATTATTATACCAATGTTGGTATATTAGAACAGGAATGGAAGGATTGGACGGACAGTAAGAAAAACAACACTCCTTTAAAAATGCCTAACAGGTTTGCTGACATGACATATAGTGATGCCGAAGCTAAGTTTGATTCAGAACGTAATACATTATTAGGCAAAGCTACTATTGGTGTAGTTACAGCCACAGGGTTTGCCCCAGCATTCGCAAAATTTGCCACAGGCAAAGCAGCAATGTTAGGTATAGCAGGTGTAAAATCTGGAACAGCAACAGGTTTAATTGGCGGTGGCGCACTAGCAGCCAGTATGGGCATACTTAATGCTGGTGCTAGAGTGATGTCAGCAATCGCAGGTAGAGGTGCTAGCGGAGCAGCAGGCCGCACAGCATTGATCACTTGGTTAGAAACTACCAAGGAAGGAAGAGATTTTCAGCAGTCATGGGCAGTACAGATGTTGTTTTCTGTTACAGGTTGGTTTACTGACAAAGTACTAGCAGCTTTGAGAATTGCCTATAAAGGATTACAAAAATTAGCAGCACAGTTTGGTATTACCTTACCAGACCTGTCAGATAAAGTACAACCTGGTGGTGGCGGACAGAATCCAGACCGTGTGCTTAAAGATAAAGAAGAACAAGAAAATAAAGAAAAAGCTAGCAAAAGGATTGAAATAGATGGAATACCAGTTACAGACAGCGAAGGATACTTGACCACAGATCCTATGATATTACGACAGGGTAAAGTTCAGATTGCTATCAATGATGCCAAACGTAAAGGTCAGCCCAATCCTTTAGATAAAATTCCTAGACATCCTACCAAACCTTATTCATCAGAAGTTCAAGGATTGGCCAAAGGCATGCCATTATAAGAAATTAGTTCCGGTCTTCTTAGTAAGTTCTATGTTTTCTTTTATGATGTTATTCATTATGACTCTATCTTCGTAGCCATAAAGATAAAACATTTGATCAGCAGTTACGCCGCCGCGCATATACCAACTTAATCTAAAAAATTCGTCTTTGAGATCTTTTATATCTGCTTCGTATTTTTCAACGAATGACTCTATTTCAGAGTCTGGGAGTCGAAGTAAGATTAAACGAAAAAATTTGCTTGATCCAGTACTGGTTGCACTACATTATGAGCTTCGCAAGCACCGCACTTTACAGGCTGTTCTGGTATTTCCCATTCTTTTTTGTTGGCTTCTAGCTTGGATTTAATCACTGTGAACACATCTCTATCCATATTTTTCAACCAGTCATAGATGTGTTGTTGATCTGTTACAATCTGATTGTTTACTTTTACCTGTTCAATGGATGCTAGATATATTGCCAGCTGTAGCTCGCTGAGATCTGCGAATACTTGGTCTGTTACACGTATTTTTTCTTCTTCATCTGTTATGTTATAAGCACCAGTGGCTGTTTTTTGCAGTTTAAAATTTTCTAAACCAAAATAATTCATTTGCTCATAGGTCAGTGGTCGTATATTGATAGTAAGATTATCATCAATTTTAATTTCGTTGATAAATCTCAGCTTTTGAAAATAAGCAATTGTGTGTTGTAAATCTAATTCATAATCATTTTCAGATCCACACTGTACACAGTCTTTGCTTAAATTTAATATATTGCCGTAAGTAGCAATTCTTATAGCAGTTAAAAGTGTATCTACATCTGTACTAGGTATTTGCTTGGCATTTTTTACAAATGGGCAACAACTTTCTATTACCTTAAAAGCAGCTTCCCCGCTGAACAAAGCATCTGGTGTTTTCATTAAAATTTCGTCCATACCAGTCATGCTCATGATAGGTACATTGTTATAATCGCCTTGAAAACTGCCAGCAGTGTAGTACAATCCTTTACTGGGCAAACTGATATAGATTTTAGGCTGTCTAAAATATTGTTGTAAAGGGTTTAAGTTGCTCATTTTTTATCCGATAAATATAATAAAAGTATTTATATACGCATTTTTTAGGAAAAAAATATGTCAGACGATATCAAAGCACTGGTAGAAGAACTGCGACGCGAACGCAAAAAGACCGGCGGACCCAGCTCAGCGGTTGATAATGCGTTAGAAATGAGCAAAGCAGGTCTCAGCTCAGCCATGGGCGTGGTAAAAACTTCTGTGGACAATTTAAAGAAAAATGTTCAAGAAAGTGCTGACACATATCAGAGTTTGTCTAAGGCAGGTATGAATTTCAGCGGCGACTTGTTTGCCATGAGTAATGCTGCTGTTGGTATGAGAATGAGCACTAAAGAAATGGAAGAATCATTTCTTAGTTTTCAAAAGGACGGCATACTTAAAGGATTCGGCACCAACCTAACTGCCAGTGCTGAAGGATTTGCTGCTGCTAGTAAAAGTTTCTTTGACAATAATTCTATGGCAGCAGATAGCTTGCGTAGAATGGGATTTACCACCAAAGATATCAATGAAGTTTTGGCTATGCAGGGTATCACCCTGAGAGGCAAATTCAAAGATGATCAAGAAATGCAATCTGTTGCTGCCAACAATGCTTTTAAGTTAGCACAAGAAATGGATGCTCTAAGCAAACTGACTGGCAAGAGCAGACAAGAGCAAGCAGAAATGATGAAAAAGCAGCAGGCTGACATGCAGTTTGAAGCAGCTATTAGATTAAAAACACAAGGTATGTCTGCTGCTGAAGCTGCTAATTTTGAAGCTAACGCTCGAGCACAGCTACACGAAGCCAACATGTTGGGTCAAGGGCAGATGTTTAAGGAAATATTTGCCACAGGTCAAATTATGACCAAAGAAGCTGCTACACAAGCGGCTATTAATAGAGATCAAGCTGTTGCTGCGCAAAAAATGGCAGAGACAGCTGCCGATAAAACTTTAAAAGCAGAAGAAAGAGACCGTAGAGCAGCTGAAGCTAGAAATGAATTAATGGGAGCAGCGGCAAAAGATTTAAATGATAAAACAAAATTACAAGCTGCTACATTAGGTGATGCCGGTGGTGCCTACAGTAAAGTTATTATGGATAACATGGGCAGGCAGATAGATTATAGCAGGGTGTTAGAAAAAGTAGCAGCAGAAAGAGGACTAGATTTAAGTAAAGCAGAAGATAATAAAAAAGCAGCTCAAATAGCTAGAGATGAAATTAAGGCAGCAGCAGAAGGTCAAAAAAAGACAGGAGTTGATCAAAAAGAGGCAGTTGATGCGTCCAGCAAAGCATTGGCAGCATTTACAGGCAGACTAGGTGATGTACAAAGTGTAATCAATGAAAAATTTGTGCAGCCTATTCAAAAGGATGCTAACAAAGCATTAAATGACCTAGCAGAAACTACTTTTCGCGCAGATAAAAATCTAGGCAATCTGGTAAAAGATTATCAAGGGGCTACCACGGTAGCACAGAAATTAAAAGCAGGTTTAGACAAAGGAGCAATGTCAGGATTTAAAGAAGCACAAGGAGTGGTAGAAAGTGCTGGGGCTATCAATCAAGGAGCACGTGAATTCGTTCCTAAAGCTGTTGAAAAAGTCAAAGAAGTAGCAGGCGCTGTAACAGAAGCTGCTCAGGTTAAACCTCCAAGAAGAATGACAGGCTCATTGGGAGCAACTGGCTCTATGATGGAAAACTTTGGCCCAGGAAAATTAGTAGAACTACACGGCATCGAAGGAGTAATGACACCAAAAGACATCAATGACATAGTAAAAAATACCATGGAAGGTGCCATGAAAGCTGTGCCTAAAACAGGATTAATGGACACAGCACAGTTGAACAAACTGGATGAACTTAAACGATCAGTTATCTCATCTGGTACTTCAAAGACAGGCGGTATTGATCTTAAGAAGATGAGCGACACTATTCAAACAGATATTAGTTCGTCATACAGCAATAAAGTTGATATGAAAAGTCTTAAATTTGATCAGTTTGGTATGCCGATAACCAGTCAAATTAGAGAAAAAGCTGCTGAAATTCCTGCTGAAGTTAAGAAAAAAGATGAAGAAAAGAAAACTGCTAGTACCTCAACACCTACACCTGCTGCTCAAGCACCTGCTACCACAGCAGCTAAACCAGAAGAAAAGAAACCAGACGCAGCTAAACCTCCTGCGCCTACAGGCAAAGACTCTACTCTTAACGACGTAGTTGTGGCTTTAAATCAATTAAATACTAAGGTCAACACACTTATCGATGTTCAACGAGACATCGGACAAAGACAAATTAAAGCCACTAAGGCAAATGGTAAAGACGTTTATGCGAGCTAATCAATGAGTTGGAAAAAGTATTTTACTCCTGTACCAGTAGGTAAGGATTCTACAAACTACAGTCCTATGAGTGTAACCGGACGTAGTGCTGGGCCAGCTCGTACTAATTATTCTAGTTTTTTACCAGACGTTTATACAGGCGCACCTAATCGTATAGACAGATATCTACAGTACGATACCATGGATATGGACAGCGAAGTAAACGCTGCGCTGGATATTCTAAGCGAATTCTGTAGTCAGAAGAATAAAGAAAATCAAACTCCGTTTCATTTTTACTATAAAAATAAAGCTACAAACAGTGAAATTCAAATTTTACGTGAGTACTTACAACAATGGTGTAAGTTACAAAAGTTTGATACACGTATTTTTAGAATTGTGCGCAATGTATTCAAATACGGCGATGCGTTTTTTATAAGAGATCCTGAAGACAAACGCTGGTTTTATGTAGATCCAGGCAAGATTACTAAAGTAATTGTTAATGAAAGCGAAGGCAAAAAGCCTGAACAGTATGTAGTGAGAGACTTAAATCCTAATTTTCAGGATCTCACTGTAACAACTATCAATCCTAATACTACCAATGTTAACAATCGCGGTACTGCTTATGTTGCTGGCGGCGCAGCAGCTAGAGGACAAGCTAGTGCTTATCCAATTAGCCCGGGCACACGTTTTCAAAACAACGAAAACGAAGTTGCCATTGATGCCAAACATGTTGTACATCTAAGTTTAAGCGAAGGCCTAGACAATAATTTTCCTTTTGGTAACAGTTTATTAGAAACTGTTTTTAAAGTTTTTAAACAAAAAGAATTATTAGAAGATGCTATTATTATCTATCGTATCCAACGTGCTCCTGAGCGTAGAATATTTTATATTGATGTAGGAAATATGCCCAGTCACTTGGCCATGAGCTTTGTGGAGAGGGTCAAAAATGAAATACATCAGCGACGAATTCCTAGTGCTGTTGGTGGCACTACTAATGTTATTGACTCAGCCTATAATCCTTTATCAATTAATGAAGACTACTTCTTCCCACAAACAGCAGAAGGTAGAGGCAGTAAAGTAGAAACACTGCCAGGCGGAACTAATCTAGGTGAAATTGACGATTTAAAATATTTTACCAACAAGCTGTTTAGAGGACTAAGAATTCCTAGCAGCTATTTGCCTACAGGCGCAGATGACAGTCAAAGTCAGTATAATGATGGCAGAGTGGGCACTGCTTACATACAAGAATTAAGATTTAACAATTACTGTATTAGATTACAAAATCTAATGACAGAAATTTTTGATCAAGAGTTTAAACTTTACTTAAAAGAGCGCGGTGTAAACATTGATACCAGCTTGTTTGATTTAAAATTTGAACCTCCTCAGAATTTTGCTGCTACACGTCAAAGTGAGTTAGACACTGCTCGTGCTCCAACTTATTCGACTATGAGTCAGATTCCTACAATTAGCAAACGCTTTGCTCTTAAGAGATTCTTAGGGTTAACTGATGAAGAAATAGCAGAAAACGAACGTCTATGGGCAGAAGAAAACGGTAAAGCTAAACCTACACCAACAGACAGTGTGGCAGAACTTAGAGGTGCTGGTGTCAGTCAAGCAGGCATCAGTGCTGACATCACAGCCAACGCTGACCAAGCTGCGCCGCCTGACATGGCTGCTGCTGGTGCGGCACCTCCTGCTGGTGCTCCTCCGGCTCCTGCGGCACCTGCTGCTCCTGTATAAATATTATCATGATACTTCGCGAATTATTTTATGTTGATAAAGATTTACGTGCTATAGCCAATGACATGCGCTATCAGCCTCAACATGATTCTACTACTATAGAAAGAAGCGATACAAGAAAGACCAGACTTACTTTAGGTCAATTAAACGAGTTACGTAAGGCCAGTGAAGCACACATTCTTGAACAAGAAAAAGAATTAGAATTCATTGAAGCCATGTATAAAACACCACCACAACCTGCGGCATAATTACCATTAAAAGGAACTTTTAATGCGTAGTTTTGTATTAGGAAATGGCCGCAGCCGCCTAAATATTAACCCCAATGAGCTTAGAAAATACGGCAAAACATATGGCTGTAATGCTCTGTACAGAGAATTTGAACCAGACTATCTTATTGCTGTAGATCCTAAAATGATAGTGGAAATAGAAAAAAGTGGCTATCAACGCACACACGAAGTATGGACTAATCCTAATGCAAAATATAGAAATTACAGCGGATTTAGATATTTTAGTCCTAGTCTAGGATGGAGTTCAGGACCTACTGCTTTAGATTTTGCCTGTAAACATAGACCCAGCGAAGTATATATTTTTGGATTTGATTATACTGGAGTCAACGGTTTATTGAATAATGTATATGCCGACACTGCTAACTATAGAAGAAGCTCAGACCCTGCTACATACCATGGTAATTGGGAAAAACAAACAGAACAAGTAATCAAACAGAACAAATCTATAAAGTTTTATAGAGTGGTAGACAATAAGTATTACAACTTAGAATGGCCATATCCTAATTTTAGACATATGACTTATGAAGAATTAGGTAGACTTATGCCTACTTGGAATCTAAAAACGTAAAAAACCACCATTATAGCCCAGTTTTTTGGGTTTCTCTGTAAATAATATTTGACAGCCTTACAATCTTAATAGGAGGATAAAATGACTGATCGATCAAAATTCGAGCAGATGCTCGAGCATCTTGTAAATGAAGACCAAGAAGCAGCCAAGGAAATTTTCCATCAAATCGTTGTGGAAAAAAGTCGTCAAATCTACGAAAACATCTTAGCAGAAGACTTTGAAGTAGAAGCTAAAGATGAAGACGAAGACGATGAAGAAATGGATGAAGCTAAAGACGAAGACGAGGATGACGAGTCCGTAGACGAAGCTGCCCATGACGACGATGATGAAGAAATGGAAGAAGATTTCGCATTCGGCGAAGGCGACGACGATATCGGCGGCGACCCAGCAGATGACCAAATTGACGATGTTACCGCAGGTGACGATGAAGATGACATGGACATGGGCGACGAAGAAGGCGGTGATGATCTAGAAGATCGTGTGGTTGATTTAGAAGATGCCATTGATGACCTACGTGCAGAATTTGAAAAAATGATGGGCGACGAAGGTGACGATATGGGCGGTGACGACATGGATATGGACATGGGCGGTGACGACATGGATATGGACATGGCCGGTGACGACATGGGTGAACCTCCAATGAAGATGAGCATGGCAGATGATGT